CAACTCTTAATGTCTGACTGCCACTAGCTACGGTAACTCTTTGATAAATAGATTGTGCGACACTCGGTGTTAATGTTGTTGTGCCAGATAAACTTAAAGCTGTTGGTGCAGAAAAAGCATTAGCATTAAAATATGTAGAAAACGTAGCAGCAGTGGTTTGTCTCATTGTGCCACCGTCATTAGTGACAATACCATCACCTGCAGCAACGGCTGTTGTTCCGGCACTTGTACCGCCATCCATGAGATTTAATTCTGTAGCAGTAGAAGTAACTTTAGTTCCGCCAAAAGCCATACCATCTAACAAGTCAGTTACGGCTGCACCAGACCCTGCTCCATCTGCAAATATTAATGCTTTAGACCCTGTTGGAACAGATACATTAGCACCCGATCCTTGTGTAAAGGTAGCTGTTTGACCAGAATTATTATGTACAAAATACATCTTGTCCTGATCGTTAGGTGATATAGTAACTGTATTTGTACCAGACGGAGACCCACCTAAAACAAGAACCTTATAACCACCATCTGATAATGTACCATCACTTGTTGTTAGTGTGTGAGTTGTACCTGATAATGTTATAGCACCTACACCATTAACGGCTCTATCCAGTATATCTAGGTTATTATTTGTTGTTGTACCCCAAGCTCCCGCTTGTTCACCCGCACCTATTTTTTCTATGCCACTATTGGCTGTATATGTACTTGCCATGTTTACCTCACGCTTCTATCTCTGTCCAAGTCTCTGACCCAGACGGAGTTACTGTTGTCCAACTTTCTGTACCACTTGGTGAAATGGTTGTGTATTCTTCTTCTGTAGCACCTGCATTAATATTCTCATACAATAAACCACCACTAGATGTCAGTGTCATATTAAAATCTGTTGTGGCAACACCTGACCCTATCATAATACCATTTGCACTTTGTGTAAATGCACTACTCAAAGTTGCATCAGTAAAGTTTACTATTTTTATGTCTTCGGTAGTTTGTGTAAAACTAGAACTTAACTCTGCATTTGTGCTACCAGAGATGTACATTCCAGCCGTTGTTGCTGTAAAGTTGCCATCCATTGTGGCAACACCAGACATAATACCTACAGCTGCATTAGCACTTGATGATATACCACTTTGTTCGGATACACCAAAGAATAGTATTCCTTGATCGGCTATCGCATTTTCAGAAAAAGTAGTAGCACCTAACATCAATCAGCTTTCTCTATTGTGTTGCCTTCAGCTACCCATTCTTGGATTGCTTGGTAGTGTCTGTTAGCAGGGTCTTTTGGAATAACTAAAGGAATCCCATCTAATGTAGCTGTTAACGTATCTGTAATTCCAGTTCTAGTATCAGCAGGACACCATTGTGCATTTTCTATAATCATTTTATAACTCCGAATTTAATTCCAGTATTCCATTTATATGTACATTATAAGCAACTTCATCACTTGCAGAAATACCAGAAGCCCTTAGTTGTAATAAGGCATTATCTGCATCTGCATTAAATGTAACTTGATTTATACTTACTGTTGCTGAAACATTCCCACTTCTATGCATAGAAAAATTAGGTGGAGTACTCGGTGTGGATCTTAGAGATGTAGGAAGTGGAACGCCAAAAGAAATTTGATTAGAACCAGAACCATTCCCTGCAAGATAACCATTACTTTTTCTCTGATAATATCTCTGACACAAGCCTAGTTCTTCCCCAAATGACCTATGCTCAAATGGTGTGGCTTGTTCGCCTACTTCTAGTTGTATGCCTGTTATGAAGAACTCATTGTCTGTGCTACTAAATATACTTTCACACCCAACCATTCTATTTGCGTTTACACTAGATACCCAATCATTACTTATTGTTCCACTTGTAAAGTCTGTACCTGCATGAAGCCACCAAACTAATGTTAACCCAGTTGTATTGTCATCATCAATAGCACCTGTTGTATCAGCAGTTATTGGTATAACAACTCTACTCCACTCAGATGTAACAGAAAAAGTATGACTTTGTTGTCTACTATTATCATCTCTTATTTCTACAACAAATGTTTTTGCAGTTCCTTTTACATAGAAACTTAATACTCCTCTTTCTGCATCTGATGTTCCTTTTTTAAATTGCTGTACATCCTGTCCTTCAATTCTATAAATACAACCAAATGATTCACTTGAAGCAATAGAAGTGTCTGCTGTTGTTACGTCATACTTCATTGAATTTGCAAAACCACTTGGACCATCTGATGCTTGAGACATAGTAACTCTACCTGCTGTAGTGCCATTAATAGCCACACCTAGTCTGTCTACTGTAAAATATGTTGCTGATGCACCAATCCCAGTAACACTTGTGCTTCTCTGTGATATTTGCATAGCACCATTGATGACAATATTCCTTCTCCCACCAATCTGACTATTGGTTAGGACTTCACCCATCTTTGCTAATTCTGCTGCTTTGGTCATGCTAAATCTCCATTAATAGAAACGTGTGTATACGAAACATCAACAGCACCACTACCACCAACAGCATTACTAAAATTACAAGCACTTGCTGTTGAGGTTGTGTATCTTCCACCAATAGCAACACTAGCAGTGTCACCAGTTGCCCCAGTCACATTTGCACCATACTCAGCATTACTCATATCATTAGTAAAATTAACAGTATAATTTCCCACCCCATTATCCACTATACTTGCAGAGTTACTGCTTAAACGTATAGCAATAGTTCCAGTTCCGTTAATGTTGACATAAGCCTTTGCTGTACCCTGATTGATGGTACTCATTGCTGTAGAATTATTACTACTTGCATCTGTTAATGTGTTTACTCTTAATATACTAGCCATTATGCGAGGTCTCCATTTACTGTACATGCAACAAACTGATAATCAGTTGCAGACGTTGAATTTCTAGTTAAAACAGTAACACTGCTTGTTGTATAACCATCGCCTAAAACTATAGTCGCTTCTCCTCCAACACCACTTTCTGAAATACCACCTGTTGCACTATAGTCATTGTTTGACATATTATTAGAAAAGTTTGGGTTATAATGTCCAGTTCCAGTATCAGTAAGACTTGCTATATTAAAACTATCTCTACTTGCAATAGTTCCTGTACCATTAAAGTTTACCCAAACCTTACACAACCCTTGTTGCAGATTAGTTGTTGTACTATTGCCTTCACCTGTAACGACTATGCTACCTGCTGTGGTTACACCTGTGAGTGTATCTACTTTTAATTGTGATGCCATTATGCAAGGTCTCCGTGTAAAGTTACATTTAAACAACCCCAATCATATAAAGCGTCATTTGCATATCCAGATTGGTAACGTGCTGCAGTTGTAGTTGCAGCTACATGACTTTCACATTGTTGTATAAAAGCTAAATTTCCGTTTCCTCCACCAGCCATTCCTGTATGAACATAATTAACATTCAAAAAAGCTGATGTCACAGTAATTGAATTATCTCCTGTTCCATTATCAGCAAAACTAGAATGATTAAAAGAATTTAATACACTAGCAGTAGAAAGATTTTCCCATCTACACCAAGACTTTGCTAAACTTGGAACAGTATTCTGTGTAGCACTGCCACCATCAGACACATAGGTTGAGGTATTACCTACCTTTACATTCGTGCCACCTGACCCTGCTTTATCTACAATGGTGTCTACATTTAATTGACTTGTCATACGATACTCCAATATCCATTAACAGTAACTGTTGCACTTTGCGTTATAGGACCACCTGATACACCATTCTCATCACTATCTATTGTAATATCTGCACTTATTGTCTGTCCATTTAATCTGATGATTGAGTTGTTACCTTTGAATGGGTATCTTGTATCAGCTTCGGACTTTGTATAAGAGTTGGCTACAGTAAAAACATCATAGACAACCATTTCTACTATATCATTTAAACTCGCTGCTTGAACCAATACAACAGTTGTACCAGTGGTTGCCGTATAGTCATCTCCTGGTACTAACAATATTCCGTTTTGATATACATCCATGTACAAGGTATCGTTGTAACTTAGTACAAGTGAGTTGGCATCCGATCCACTGAAAGAAGTTTGTCCAGCAGTGGCTTGATATTGAAACCTACTTCTTACTCCAAAATTTTCTGATCTACCTATATAGGGCATTGTTTACTCCGTTGGCTTCGTTGGAAATGCAAAGTCTTTGTCATTGATTGAATTAAATGTTTTGGTTATATCTCTTAATTCTTGTCTATATGTTTTCCAAGCATCACTCATTGTTACATCTGAGTTAGCCATCCAATCTGTTTCAGATAATAATACATTCCTTACTAATCTTAGTTGACCTAAAGCATCAGTGTCGTTCCATTTTTTTTGGTTTATTTCTTCTATTATAT